CCCATCCCGGGGTACCTGTCTTTTCTATATGAGAATACGATCACGCGGTATCAACGCTATCCAGCTTGTTCCCGATAAGGGCTATGTGACCACTCAAGGTCCCTCTGCCTGTAACGGACAATATGGATGGCGTGATGTTCTGCCAGTCTCATCGACTGACAGTGCATTCGACACAGACGGCCAAATCGGAGATTACGAAAGTATCTCAGATATACCTTCTGGGTTTGGACGTCTAAACGACGTCGATCATACCGTAGTCAAGTTCGACGACTTTAAAAAGTTGACGTTCTTGAATAGTACATCATATGGAAAGGCGCGAGAGTCTTACGACTCGGACATGTGCGTACCTTATGTTTATAGGTATGCCACAGGTCACGACCCTATATATAGGGCGTTCGCATATATGAACCAATACTCGCCTTATACGGACGTTTTCTCGGATACACCAATTCCTGGTGAGCCGACAGACGATCGTCTCGGACAAGTACCTAGTAAGCTCTTGTCAAGAGCTCAGGCTCTTCAACTTGCAGTCACTGCCTACGAGGCCAGGGAGTTTCCCCAGCTCGTAAAGCAGTTGAATGCGTTGAGGTTGTTAGGTTCTAAGCGAGGTGATTTGTTTATTAATCAAATCATCCCGCAGGTCCGCATATTCTTCCAGAATAAGGGCACACGCAAGGCATTCTTCACGTTTCTACGTGAGAATACTTTGATGGCCCAATTCGGACTAATGCCGACCATTAGCGATGCTATCGCTATTGCTAAGGAAGTGTCGAATCCTAAGCCGTTTCGTAAGTTTGTTACCGCGGCGATCCGAGACGTTTATGTCAAGGACTCCTCCGGTAAATACTACGATCCGAACTTGCTCGCGACACATAGCAGGTCAACTCAGATGAAGCTTACGCGAGTCTGGGGTGGTAATATGCATATATTAAAGAACTATGCAAATTACGGGTCCTTTGGACCTCTTGCACAAAGCATAGACATGCTCGTCGGTCACAACCCGCTCGCTTCCCTATGGGAAGTCGTGCCGTGGTCTTTCGTGATCGACTGGTTTGCTTCTATTGACAAACTCATCGATTCATGGTTCCTTGCGGACAATGCAGATTATGCATGCACGTATTGGACATCATGGAAACGTGAGAAAACGATGATTACCAAAGCTGGTTACTGCACCGCACCTATGCCGAAGGGTACTATTCACGTAAGTGAATGGCCTCCTTTCGACCAGGTGTTTAGCTATAAACAGATGGAATTCGTCCACCAAGCTCGGCGTACAAGGTACGTCCGCGCTCAAGTGATGCCGCCCAGTATCATATCCTCAGTTAACTTGCTCGGTAGAATGAACCTCAAAAATTCATTCCTTACTGTCTTGTTGGCTATGGGCCTCCGCAAGTAGTCTACTTGCATCCACTACGTAGTTTTACGTAGAACGTTAGATAGATTAATCCTACCATGAACGATACATTAGCCGTAAAAGACCTTGTCATGTCCACCGTCGGAGCTACACAGCTCCCAGGTGCCGCTCGCAACTTCGCTCGGATTGTCTCCGGTGACGACAGCTATAAGCGCCTCTCGGCGCATATTGGCTCTCTATCTCCGACTACTATCCGTGTTGCACACCAGCCACGTAAAAATGGTCTTGGTAAGCAACGGTCGTTGTTCGCGCTTGATCAGGTCCTGACACGCCTCGACGCCCAGTCGAATCCGATCCTGAAGACCGACTTCACAGTTGGCCTTCAGTCATCGATTCCGGCAGACGTTACGCTGGCAGAATACCGCACGGCGGTGAGTACCCTAGCGGGTGCTCTCCTTGCAGACGATGGGGCGTTGATTACCTCCATCTATAACGGCGAGTGTTGACATACTCCCGTTGAAATACAACCGTGGGTAGCTATGTTCTTAGTAGTTACCTAAGTGTATCGACTTGTCAAGTCGGATACGTTCAATAAGTGTAGGAGTTAGGATTCATATATATGAAAAGAAACATTACACTGTTCAAACTCCTGTGTATGGACCTCGGATATGAAGTCGCACGAATACCGTCGCTCTTCGAACTGTCAGTAGCAAAAAACTACTTATTACAGTGGGCCGAGACATCTGAAAACGGCATCTATGAAGCTATCCAAGAATGGCTGTCTTCTTGGTCAAGTCCAAAAGACTTGACTAATCGACAAGAGTTCGCGGATCTGTATCAGATCGTGTCGTTTCAGTTAAAAACAAAGACCGAAACAACAAAACAACAAGAAGAATCCTATATTAAAGGATTCCTTGCTATCGAACATGAAAACTCAAACTATGCGCTCGATAAAGACAGTAATGTCCTTCGTCTTGCGCGTTATCTCATTAATTGTAACCCGGAAACTCTAGATCTTTCGTACCTCACGGTATTAAAGTTCGCGAGACATGGTCCAGGAGCTTGTTATGAGGGCTATGCCCTTGATGACAAGTCCTTCGGACTTCTACGTTACGATTATGACCAATTACGCGGTTTTATTCCGCCCGATTGGAGTTTAGCTGTCCCAGGCACACTCGGCGACTACTATCATTACCAAAGCCTTACTCAAAGGCGTAAGTATATAGTTGCTCGTCTAGCGTGCGTACCGAAGACCTTCAAGGGTCCTCGCGGTGTCTTCGTCTCACCTACAGCAGGTATATTCCTGCAACTAGGTTGTGACGGAGCATTGCGTCAGTGGTACACAGCCCCAAGGAACTGGTTTAATCAATGTTGGATTCCGGAGTCGCAATCTCAAAATCAGGAAGCTGCTATGGTTGGCTCATATGCCAAACTATGGAGCACTCTTGATCTTAAAGATGCTAGCGATAGGATCACATTGAAACTGATCAGATACCTGTTCAATAGAAGCCAGTATAAGGCTTTAGCTGCAACTAGACCTGCGTTCGTGGAATTGCCCTGTGGCAGTACACGCCGTCTTTCTATGTTGTCGCCGATGGGCGACGGAAAGACGTTCGCAGTATTAACTGTTGTCTGTACCGCTATTTCTCTAGCGTCTATTTTAGACGCAGAGGGGTACAGTCTTAGTAATGTTCCATCTAGGAATGTTGTTGAGAGGCTGGCGAGTAGACTACGAGTATTCGGCGACGATGTCGCTGTGTATTCGCAGTATTACTCTGCCGTTTGTTGCGGGCTCGCGGAAGCGGGCCTTGTCGTTAATAAGACAAAGTCGTTTGATCGCGGTTACTTCCGTGAATCGTGCGGAATCGACGCTTACCATGGTGTCGATATCACGCCGATTAAACAGAAAGTTAATCTAGATGGAGATATTCGAGACGGCAAATCGATGACTGCACTCATAGAGATGCATAATCGCTTAGCTTATCGATATCCTCAACTAAATCGCGTCAAAGCATACTTGCGTATCTTACTAAAGAAGTATCTCCCGCACATAGGTTGGACCTCGGACTTCGTTCGAGAACCTAACCTACTGTGGGAACCAGATACAACGTTGGTATACTATCGAAACATGCGGGATAATAACCGCATGCGTATGATAGGATACGATCTGCAAGTGCTAAGCCCTCGATTCGTAGAACCATGTCAGAACATCTACGACAATAGTAACGATTGGTATCGTTACAATTATGCTATGATGCCTGGAGCCGCCCTGCGAAGGGTCGGTGGCGACGATGCTTTTAGCAAGTCGCTTCCTCAGGTTGCACGCGTCATGGATAGGGCCTTCGACAAGGGATCTCTGCGGAGAGGTCTCGTCTGGCACGG